CAAGAATTCTCTTGACGGGTGACAAAACTATTAAATCGTCACCAACAAGTGAATACACTTGTGCACCTGCAAGTCTGCAGGCGTAGTCATTCACAATTGTAAGAATGACTTTGGTGAATAAATCACCCATAGGCCAGCCTCGGCTGGACACGACGGGTCTAAAATTACCCCGTCCCTCAGGAATCATATATATCCTGGGGTACCTATACAAATGTTTGCATAGGGCGAAGAGTCCCAAAGGGAACCCTTCGATTCTGGAACCTATATCCAGAAGTACATGCCAAATTTGATCAGAGACATGTAAGTCACCGTAATCGGTGGCTGTTTCTTCGTCAGTACTTAAGGCGAAGATGGTTAGGTCATCAAATTCGCGACCTAACTTCTGCCAGGAATTTTCCTGGGGATTGAGGTTATCCCTCAAAAAGTTCCACAAATGTCGGGAACTTTTCATTCCGCTTGAAACGGAACGAGACACCAAAGTTGGTGCAACCAGGTGAGCACACACACCTAGTAATACGCTAACTGCGTATGGAGACACGCCTATAGTTCGTGCCTTCGAGGGTTCAGCAACAGAATGAACCCTTCTCAATCTACAAAAGATTGGATTTTCCAAATAAAATTGGATAGCCCATGATAAAACATCATGGGAATTCCTACAACTACGTGCAGGAAAGTCGGTCCGACTCAAATCTATCGGATCGTAAGTACTTCTAAGTACTTTGTGTGAAGTTATATACTTCAACATGGAGGTTTTACCTCCATCCTCACGCGTAAATTCAATGCATGAGGTAGTACCTACACTAATTTTGCAGGTACGACCCGAGGCTTTCATGAAACCTCGGACAGTGTCCAAAAGGACCTGTGGATTGAGCCTAATAGGTTCAACAGGAGGCGGTATAGTAACCGTCTCTTCGAGTTTCTTTATAGAAGCTCGCATCATGCTTCCATCGGCTAAGCCCGAAGCACGCGTTTGAGTCCAAGTAAGAATCAAACGGCCAAACCCAACGGGGTTGGCTTTCTCCTGCCCTAAGGGCAGGGAATACAGAACATTTGTATATGTTCTGAGACTCCTAGGAGATTCTGCATTACGATTTGCAGCAAAGGCCTTTCGAATGGCCTTCTTAAGAGTTTTCATACCCTTAAGAAAATGTGCATAATTATTAGCACATGACTCTAACGCAAATTTAGTTAGAGAATCGAC